TCCCAGACCTTCCATGGTACGTCGAGGCGAGCCCCTACGTCTCGAGGTCGTCTTCGTTTCCAGTTCAAGAGAATATTGCGTGCTATACGCAGATCTTTCTCGCTGGGTTCGAGGACCCCAATAAGGCCGACCCCTCCTATCCAGGTCGGCATTGCCCATGGAACGCCTCCATAGGCGTTCAGTTGTGTCTCGTGTTGAAGGACGAACACCCTGTGCAGTTCTCCATGAAGTTCTTTGGGGCTCAGCTCGAGGAGTTTCCGGTATCTGGTACCGAGGTCGTTTTCTGGACCTTGTCGCCCTCGCAGTGTGACTTCCCCACCGGATCGTTTCATTCCGTTGAGGAGGCCCATATTGACGTACCGTACCTGTTCAAAAGGTTGTTGACGTCGTATGATGGCCCTGTCCAATTGCCGAAAGTCCAGGAAGGAGCGTGGGGAGTCTCTATTATATCGGAAGATCGTGGAGTTGATCTCCACAAATTCTCTCGAGAAATAGGTTTTCCCGACACTCTCTCTCAGACCCATGGCATGGGATATCAGCCACCACCAACGTCGACCCCTGTCTGTGCATTTGGTAGCGTTGTCATCGCCATTTATGGCGATGGGGGCGTCGTGAAGTGGGATCTTCCTGCGTTGATCTTTTTCGCAGGCGAGTCTCGCCACACAACCAACAGCGATGCACAGAACCGGAAAGCTGACTCTACTTCCCATGAGTTGTCCCCTTGTTTGGCGACGAATTTCAGTCTCCCCCCGTTCGTTCTTGACCTCTATCAGGTGCCCCGTCAGGGCTTCGAGAAACTTCCGCCGTTCTACTGGGTACAGGTGAAGTCGGTCAGACACTCGCTCAGCGATTGTCTCACTGACCCAGCTGTACAGCAGATCGGTAGCAGACTCGTAGTCTCCGCTCAGGAACGCCTGTTTAGGGCCAAGTTCTCGCCCGAGGCGGTCCAGCAGATACTCTTCTGTGCACGTCTTGCCGACCAGTTGGAAGGCAGGGTGGTGTCTCAGAGTGTCATGCATACGACGTCTCAAGCTTTCGAGGAGAGTTTGGGTGAATGGTGGTCCCTTGGTTATGACTCGGATTTTAAGGGCCTCGGCCAGGGCAACCGGCTCAACGAGCGGTTTCTCAGTCGATGCCTCTTTGAGAAGTCTCAGCCAGAATGTCTGGTAGGCCTCTCTATATCCGGGTTGTATCCAGGGTTTCACTATCCACTCTTCGTTGCTTCTATGTTCTTCATTTACGGCCTCTCCGCGTGGCTGGTTTGGATTTGTCTCAACGGACTCGTATCCCCCCGGTCTCCTCAAGCCCTCGAGGAGATTGGGGTGTTCCAGGATTGCACCAACGGCTCCCCCTCCCTTCCGGGAGCGGATGTAGTTGGCGCTGGTGGATGGGAAGACGGCGAGGAGTCTCTCCTCGACCGTGAGCGCACTATCTCTCCTTTCGAGCGTATTCCCTTTGGCGTCTTTGACGACAATAGTGAAGAGCTCGTCTACCGTCCTCTTGAGTTCCTTCTCGAGTTCGGCACGAGAGATCTGCATGGGCTCCTCTTGGTCTTCGTTGACCATGGGGCCTACCAGATTTGTGCTGCTTACCCAGCCACCTTCGGGTTCAGACGGGGGTTTGGTGGTGATCTGACGGGCGAATTCCTCCTCTTTCTGTCGAAGTGCTTCCTGTGTGGGTCGAGGCATCCCCTTCTTGGCCTGTTTTATAGAGGCCAGGATGGAGAGCTTCTCGACCGACATCGGTTTAGCCATCTTCAGTTTGAGGAATCTTCCCAGTCGCCCACCCACCAGTTGGTGTGGTCGATCTTCTACTTGTGGACACGGATCCAGAGGGAGAGGCTGTTGCGTATGGAACGCGAAGAATGCCGCCAATTTGTATTTGACGACTTTCA